TTAGTTATTGCAAACGAAAACTCGGTGATGGGGTTATTGATATTAATTTATCTTCCGATCAAGAAGGTGATGTTATTGATGATGCATTGCAATATTACCAAGATTATCACTACGATGCAATATCCAGAAGTTACTTGAAACATCAGGTTACGGCAGATGATAAAACTAATAAGTATATTCCTGTTGGTACAAGCATAACGGGTGTGTCTAATGTTTTCCCAATAGAATCTAATTCTGGAGTTAATATGTTTGATCTTAGATACCAACTAAGACTCAATGATCTATATGATTTCACTGATGTGCAGATGATGCATTATACAATGGTTAGTGGCCATATGGAAACTATTGACAATTTGATGGTTGGGCATCATCCATTTCAATTTAGTCGTCATGAGGATAGATTATATATCTATATGGATTGGACTAATGATGTTGCAGTAGATGAATATTTAGTAATAGAGGTGCATGAAATATTAGATCCAGATACTTATACATCGGTATATAACGATAGATGGATGAAACGATATTCTACTGCACTTATGAAAAAACAATGGGGTACAAATCTAAGCAAATTTGAAGGGTTGCAACTACCTGGCGGTATTACATATAGTGGTGCAACTTTATTGCAAGAAGCCACAACCGAAATCGAAACCCTAGAAACACAAATGCAAATGAATTACGAAGAAATGCCACATATGCTAATAGGATAAGAGATGACAGTCAGAACAGTATTTACGCATAATACTTCAGTAAAAGAACAAAGTATGGTGCAAAATCTAGTAACTGAAGCAATACAGGTTGCTGGTTTTGATGTCAAATATCTACCCAGAACTAGAAACAACGTGGATACATTGTTTGATGATGCGGAAAATAACAGTTTCAATACAGCATATACCATCGAAATGTATTTTGGTCAAGATACCATTAATGGTTTTGGTGGTGGTGGGGATATTATAACTAGATTTGGATTTGAAGTTACAGATACATGTCAGTTAGTGTGTTCATTGAGTCGTTTTACCGAAGTTGTAACTGCTGGTGATTCAGAAATAGTTAAACCGAGAGAAGGTGATTTGATTTATTTGCCACTATCTGGTCAAATATATGAGATTACTTTTACCGAAGATATGATTCCATTTTTTCAATTGGGTAACAATTATATTTGGCAAATGGAATGTTCATTGTTCAGATATGCAGAGGACACTATGGATACAGGTATAACCGAAGTCGATAATTTGGTAACAGAAACAACCCCATCAGATAACTTCACACAAAGTACGGCAATTGAAACTGATGCTGATGGTGGTATCGTAGACTTCACAGAAACCAATCCATTTGGACAATTTTAATGTTAGGTACAACTTTTTATAACGAATCAATCCGAAAGTCTTTAGTTGCGTTTGGCACTTTGTTCAATGGTATTACTATTAAACGGGCTGGTTCTGGTACTACAATCCAAAGTGTTGGTGTACCATTGGCATATGCACCCAGAGCAAGGTTTGTGCAAATTTTACAGCAATCAACTGCGGCCAATGTTGCCGAAGTTCAAGGTGGTTTGCCACGAATGAGTTTTGAATGGACGGGGCTGACTTATGATGCATCCAGAAAACTCAATACTATGCAAAAAACGGCAACAACTTACAAAACTTTAACCTTTGCTATAGCACCAAATCTGTTTTCTACAGGTGAGAGAATTACGGGTGCAATTAGCACATCAACAGCATATATAGTTGATCAACCAAGCACTACCACAATTCGGGTGAGAGATGCCAGTGGTGCTTTTACAGACAGTGAAACTATAACAGGATCAACTAGTAATACTACAGGATCATTGGCATCATCTGGAGCAGATACATCGGATAGCAATAAAGTTATTTATTATTGGCAACGAGTACCCTATAATATGGATATTGCATTAGCAGTGGCATGTGATACCACCGAAGATGGTCTGAAAATCGTCGAACAGATTTTGCCGTATTTTACACCAGAATTCACGGTTAGCATCAATGATGTACAAAAACATGATATACCAATAGTTTTGACAGATGTTTCGCAAGAGGATCAATGGGAAGGGGGATCTGAAAATGAACGCAGATTGATTATTTGGACACTAAATTTCCAACTGAAAACCTATCTCTACGGCCCAGCAAAAGAATCTGTGGTAGTAAGGGAAGCAATTACCCAATTATATTCTAAAAAGATTTTCAGTGGTTTGGATGATACACAGATAGCAATGGAAACGGCAAATATAAGAACCGTTCAAGTACCAGATCCAACTACTGCCGATGCTGATGATTCATATACGGTAACGGAAACACAAACGGATAATATCTAATGCGAAAAGTAGATGTTCAACTCAATGACTTGTTTGATATTGTAGAAGATGAAACTACTGAAGAAGTGGTTTTGTCAGATCCACCAGCAGTCATTGAATCGGATGCAGAAAATCGTGATAGTGATGTCAATGCCGATTATGAAAAGAGTCGTGAACATTACTATAAACTATTAGAAAAGGGCAATGATGCATTAGAATATTCATTAGAGATTGCCAAACAGACCGATCACCCAAGAGCATTTGAGGTATTTGGGCAATTGCTGAAGAATACTACTGAAGTCAATGATAGGTTATTGGAACTGCAAATGAAAATGGAACAAATGAAAGTATTGGAGAGAAAGGGAAATCCTACACGGGTTACGAATAATGCACTATTTGTCGGTTCTACTGCTGAATTGCAAAAACTGATAAAGAGCAAAAAGGAAGAAGATGAACTCGGAGAAGATTAATTATTTAGGCAATCCTTTACTAAAAAAGGCTAATGTACCTATAGACTTCACACCAGAACAGGTCAAGGAATATGTGAAGTGTGGTGAAGATCCAATATATTTCATTAGAAAGTACATGATGATTGTCAATGTGGACGAAGGTTTGATGCCGTTTGATTTATGGGATTTCCAAGAGGACATGATTCAAACCTTTGTGGATAACCGATTTGTGATCTGTAAAATGCCTAGACAGACAGGGAAATCTACTGTCATAATTGCCTATTTGTTGCACTATATACTGTATAACCAAGATGTCCGAATTGGAATCTTGGCAAATAAAGGTCAAACGGCCAGAGAATTACTAGGTCGATGGAGATTGGCATACGAAAATTTGCCGTTGTGGTTACAGCAAGGTGTGGTTGAATGGAACAAGGGTAACATCGAACTGGAAAATGGTTCAAAGATTTTGGCATCATCAACATCATCCAGTGCTATTCGGGGTGGTACATTCAATATCATATTCTTGGATGAATTTGCCTTTGTGCCTGATAATATTTCAGAAGAATTCTTTCGAGCAGTATATCCGACAATTTCATCGGGTAATAAGACTAAGGTGTTAATTGTTTCGACACCTAACGGCATGAATCAGTTCTATAAAATGTGGTCGAATGCAGTAAATGGTCAAAGTGATTATGTGCCAATTGATGTTCATTGGTCACAAGTACCTGGCCGTGATGAAAAATGGAAAGAACAGACTATTAGGAATACATCAGAAGATCAGTTCAGAATCGAATTTGAAACTGAATTTATCGGATCTACTGATACACTAATTTCACCATCTAAACTATCGACGTTGGTATTCAAAGATCCCATTTTCAGAAAAGATGGATTGAGTGTCTACGAAGAATCTAAAGATAATCGATTTTATTTTATGGCATGTGATGTGGCAAGAGGTGCAGGGCAAAATTATAGTGCCTTTACTGTTATAGATGCGACTGATACACCCTATAAGATGGTGGCAGTTTATCGTGATAATGAAATTTCACCTTTGCTTTATCCGACAATTATTTTTGAGGTGGCAAAGGAATATAATGAAGCACATGTGATGTTGGAAGTGAATGATATTGGTGGACAGGTTGCCGATATTCTACATTACGATTTGGAATATGAGAACATATTGACATCCACCATAAAAGGTCGTTCTGGTCAAGTACTCAGTGCTGGTTTTGGAAAGGGTACTGAATTGGGTATCAAAACAACGGCACAGGTTAAGAGGATTGGGTGTCGGACACTCAAGAATTTAATCGAAGAAGATCAGTTATTGATTGTTGATTTCAACACCATTGCCGAATTGACGTGTTTTGCGGTTAAGGGTAAGAGTTATCAAGCAACTGAGGGTTCACACGATGATATTGTTATGACATTGGTTCTGTTTTCGTGGGTAGCAAATCAACGTTACTTCAAGGATTTGATGGATCAGGATTTGCGATTGAAAATGTATGAACAGAGGATGCGAGAAATCGAAGAAGAATTAACTCCGGAAGAGATTAAAGAAGTTAAGAAAGAGATTCAGAGAGAGATAAATACTCAAGCAATCAGGCGTGAAGGCTGGTTAGATGATGTGGATGATATAAATAATACTAAGTAAAGGTGCAGATTGGCAGAAAATAAAGAATTCAATTGTTCGTTTTGTGGGAAACCAAAAAATGAAATTAAAACACTTATAGCAGGACCAAACAATTATATTTGTAACGAATGTATAGATTTGTGTCATAACATTATTCATGAAGTAAAATCAAAAGAAGAAGTTGATTATAAATCTATATCTACTACTCCAGAAGAAATCAAAGAATACTTAGACAAACACGTCATCGGACAAAACGAGGCAAAAGAAGTTGTTTCTGTCGCAGTATATAATCATTATAAACGCATTAATACTACCGATACTGATATTGAATTAGATAAATCTAATATCTTAGTTTTCGGACCAAGTGGCACGGGTAAAACATTAATAGGTAAAACTATTGCTAAGTTTCTTGATGTGCCATTTGCTCAAATTGATGCGACTACATTAACTGAAAGTGGTTATGTTGGTGAAGACGTTGAGAACGTAGTTCAAAGATTACTTATTCAATCAGATTTTGATATAAAGAAAGCAGAACGTGGTATTGTCTATATTGATGAAATTGATAAGAAAGCAAAGAAAGGCGAAAACTTATCGATTACAAAAGACGTTTCTGGCGAAGGTGTTCAACAAGCATTACTTAAAATCGTAGAAGGAACAGTTGTTCGTGTTCCACCAGGTGGTGGTCGTAAGCATCCTAATCAAGAGATGATTGAAGTAGACACTAGAAAGATTCTATTCATTGTTGGTGGTGCTTTTGTAGGCATTGATAAGATTGTAGAAAATAGAGTCAATACAAATCCTGGAATTGGTTTTGGTGCTTCACCAAAGACAGATGCTGTTAATAGTTGTTGTACTAGAAAACATATCAGAACACAAGACCTTCTCAAATATGGATTGATTCCAGAATTTATGGGTAGATTTCCAATCATAGTTGGACTTGATAAATTAACT